AGATCCGGCAACGCTATCTAGCGCGGACAAACAATACATCGTCGATCAAGTTAAACAGCTTCGCGGCGAAGGCGACGCTGAAGCTATACGCAAACAATTGTTTGGCGAATTAAAAACCGGCGCGGAAAAGATTCAAGGTGAAACTAATGCAGCAGCTACGGCGCGGCAACGCGAAGCCGAAAGCGCGGCTATGCAGGCGTTTACTGACGCAGGTAAAGTGCCATCTGAAGCTGATGCAGCTTTGGTTAAATCACAAAACCAAGTCCATCAGATCGGCGACGCTAACAAAGAACTGACCGACATTGGTGATCAACAACGTAAAGCCGTGTTAGACCGGTTTACCGAAGAAAAATTGGCCCGCGATAAAAATTATCAAGAGCTTAAAGCTGAACGCGACGCAGCAGTTGCCGCGCGCGAAGATACGGGCGATTACATTTCAAATCTGCCGTATTACAAACAGCTTCGTAATAAGTTAAACGCTGTTTTGTTGGAAGGAAAAATCCCATCCAAAGTAGGAACTGCGCCTGAGACAGAAAAAGGCACGTTATCGGCATACGATGAAATTAAAATTGCGATGTCTCCTCGACGCAAAGAAGTATCACCTGCACAGGCCGCGCAACAAGCCGCGCGTGGCGTTCAAATTGAAAAAATTGGAGAACAGTATTTTCGTGTGTTTGAACCTTCGTTTAATGCTATTGATACTGTTCGCCGCAAACTAGGCGACGCTGCGTTTGGTCAAGGCGAAGAAGGTTTCAAAGCTATTGGCGAAGCCCGCGCAAAAGAATGGTATGGGTACCTAAGTGATTTGCAAAGCAAATACGCTGGCCAAGTTCAAGATGAGCTGCAAGGCGGGTACGAACTTGCGTCTGGGTATTTGGAGCGGTTCAAAGGCGGTGCAGGAGCCAAGGTTCTTAAAACCGAAAAAGTATCGCCGGATATGTTTACGCAATCGCCAGAAAAAATTCCAGCTACGTTTTTTGGTAGCCGTTCTGGTGTTGAGCAACTTCAAGCCTTAACTAAAGATGCTGACCTTGTTCAGCAAACGGCCAGTGATTATGTTGCGCGGTCTTTAAACGGTAAATCTGCGGATCAAGCTGCTGCGTGGCTTGATAAGAATAGTGATTTTTTGTCTGCTCCACAACTTAAAGGCATACGTCAAAAAGCAGTAGATTACGCGGACAATCTGGCGCAAACGGAAAATCAGACAAAAGCGGCAAAAATAGGCGCAGAAGCCAAATCAAAAATAGCTGAAAAAACTTTTGCGTCAGAAACAACGGCGTCTGAAGCTATGCGTACCACAGCACAAGCCCGTGTCAACGCATTGCTTGGTGACCGCGCTCCGGCAGAACGCATTAACCAAATGTTGAGCAACCCTAGCCAGTCGCAATGGGCTGAGGTTGCAACGGTGCTTAAAGATAATCCTAAAGGCCGCGATTTACTTACTAAAGCATTAGATATGCACTTGGCAGATATTGCTGAACGTAACCCTAAGTCGTTTGCCGCAATAGACGCGCTCCGTGAAGTTGCTGCGCCTATGTTAGAAGCAGGGTTAGTAGATAAAGCCTATGTAGATGGGTTGCAGGCGCAGCTTGCTAAAATCCAAGCACCAGAAAGCGTCAAATTAAGTTGGCTTAAAACAAACCTATTGCGCGGGCTCTCGACGGTGACCGGCGCGACCGCAGGGGCGTATGCCGGTAACAAGATAAATGCTTTACTTTCCCAACAACCCAACCAGAACTCATTAGGCCGATAATGGATACGCAGTCTCTTATTAACTTGGCCGGTGGGGCTGCTCTGACGGCGCTTGGTTGGTTTGCTCGCGAGGTGTGGGGCGCGGTTAGCGAGCTGCGGCGCGATCTGCATCAGATCGAAGTGGATATGCCTAAAGAATACGTCCAGAAGATCGACCTCGACAAACGAATGCAACATATCGAGGATATGTTCCAGCGCATCTACGACAAACTGGACGCTAAGGCGGATAAGTAATGGACCCATTTACGCTGATCGCAGCCGCGACAAGCATTTATAGCGGTATCAAGTCAGCGGTTGGGGCAGGCGAAGATGCTCTCAAGACGGCGGAGCGTGTCGGTAATCTGTTCAGCAAAGTTGCTCAAATAACGCAGCTAACGTCTGCACCACGTAAGAAAAAGCTATTCCAAAGCCAAGGTGAGTTTGAGGCCGAAGCCATCAAGCTTTATGCCATCAAGGCTAAAGCTCAGGAAATGCAGCTTGAGACAAAAAACCTGTTCATAGGTACTTATGGCAAGGCTGCGTGGGACAACATTCAACGCGAAGTTATTGAAATGCGGAAACAAGCAGCTAGAGAAGCGGTTGCTGCATTGAAGGAACAAGAAGAGAATCGCAAGGACGCCCTGATGGCAGGCGGGATCGTATTGTTCCTTATCTTAGGAATGGCCGTAATAGGTATATCTATTATGTTAACAACGGGAAAATAACATGGATCATTTTGATTTTTCTAAAATTATTAACATGGTGTTCCCGATTGTCATTGCTGCAATTGGTTGGCTTTTGTCGCAGATCACCACGCTAAACACCAAGGTTCAAGAAGTAGAAGGCAAGATGCCTATGCTAATTACGGCTCAAGGTATTCCAACAGATAGTCCAATTTCTGCTGAAGCTCGTTATAGGCTGCGTGATGAATTGACGAAGCAGATCAACGAGTTGGTTGTTAGGGTTCGCATCCTTGAAAAAATAACGGAAGGGAAATAACATGGATTTTCTTAAAGCCTTTGGCCCTTTGTTGGGTTCAGTTGCGCCTACCATCGCTACAGCCCTTGGTGGGCCAGTCGCGGGCATGGCGGTCAAAGCACTGTCCGGCGCGTTGTTCGGCCATGAAGACGGCACCGACGAGGACATCCAAGCAGCGCTTGCTAATCCGACAGGCGACCAATTGGCTGCACTGAAGAAGATCGACGCAGACTTTAAAGTCCAGATGAAGTCCCTTGACATTGATCTGGAGCGCATCGCAGCCGGTGATCGAGACAGCGCCCGCAACATGGCTATCTCAACGCATGACTGGATACCTCGCGTCCTAGCCGTCGGCGTCACGTTAGGGTTCTTTGGCATTATTGCGTACATTCTTGCATTTGGTCTTCCATCATCCGGCGGTGAGGCTCTCCTGATGCTGATCGGTACGCTTGGTTCTGCGTGGACGGGTGTTATGGCGTTCTACTTTGGCAGCAGCGCGGGTTCTAAAGCTAAAACCGACGCACTCAACGCTTCTTTGGGGAAATAACGTGAAAGAGAACTTTGACCATTGCCTCGCCCTCGTCCTTAAATCCGAAGGCGGTTACGTTAACCATCCGGCGGATCCAGGCGGGCGTACCAATTTGGGCGTCACGCAAAAGGTCTGGGAAGACTGGGTAGGACATCCGGTGACGGAAGCGGATATGCGGGCGCTAACACCGACCGACGTAGGCCCAATGTACAAAGCCAAGTATTGGGATATGGTCAAAGGCGACAATCTGCCGAAGGGCGTAGATTATGCAGTCTTTGATCTTGCGGTCAATTCGGGGCCAGGTAAGGCAGCAAAGACCTTGCAGTCGGTTCTTGGTGCCAATCCAGACGGACAAATCGGACCCGCCACGCTTCGCACTCTTGAAACGGCAGACCCTCGTGACGTTGCAACGAAAGTATGTGAAGCCCGACTAGCGTTCTTGCAGGGTCTAGCTACGTTTGCGACCTTTGGCAAAGGCTGGACCCGCCGTGTAGCAGAAGTGCAGGCGGCAGCTAAAGACATGACGGCGCAGCTAGAGCTACCGCTATAGCCGGATAGCGTCCTCAAGCAGATCATGCCGCTCTCGCGCTGTCCTGACGATGCTATACCTTTGGTGTAGCCTCTTTAGAACTGACAAACGTCGTGCTGTCTGACGCTCGCTCTCTATCAGTAACAAGAGCTCGCTTTCGGTATAGGTGCATAGCCTGTCGTTTAAGGTCCGCCAGTTTAGCTTCTTCGTATCCAAGTCTGCTCTCCAATCCTTCGACCTCGCGCTTGGCGCGGGCTACTGCTTTTTCAACCGATAGCAGAAAACGCTCGCGGTGTGATAATAATTCTTTTGCAACTTCTAGCTTGGCCCGTGCGGCCTCAACTCGTCCAACGCGATGTCCGAGATTGCTTTTTTGTCGTGTAGGTTCGCCCATATTCGTTCATCCACTGTTTTGTTGGTCATAATGATGTAGCACCAGACGTCGTGCTTCTGCCCGCCTCTGTGCAGCCGCCCTACGGTCTGCTCGAACAACTCAAGCGACCACGGCAGCGACACGAAGATAATCTTATTCCCGCCGTGTTGTAAATTCAGGCCATGCCCTGCGGATTTAGGATGGATCAGCAGCAGCGGGATCTTGCCGGCGTTCCACGCCTCGACATTGCCGTCGATGGTCTTGGCCTGCGGATAGCGCCGTTGAAGCTCTGCCAGTTCCTCTTTAAAATTATAGACGACAATCGTGTTGGCACCCTGATTTTCGGTCAGGATCTCGTCGAGCAGGTCAAACTTATGCGTTCCTGTCCAGTGCGCCTCACCATTTTCATCGTAAACAAACCCTGACGCTATCTGCTGTAACTTATTGATGGCGACCGCAGCGGTCAGCGCCGTGATGTCCTTGTCGAGCTTGGCGACCGAATCCTTCTTCATTTGCTCATATGGTTTGCGGTTGTCCATGTCGCAACGCATTTCGACCATATGACATGGCGGCAGCTTGTCGGCGTACTCGCCAGGCTCAAGCACAAACGTCGCCGGTTTGATGCGCTGCATCACGGCCTCAAGCGACCCCGACCGCGCAACCCATTCGCCGTAATCAGGATTGGTCAGCATAAAGTATTGTTGAAGAAACGCGCCTTTTGACCGACCGAGCAAGGTTTGATCGACGATTTTGCATTGGCCGAAGACATCCTCAAGCCCGTTGGATGTGAACGATCCTGTCAGCCCCCAACGGATGTTGATCTTGTCTATGACCTTGTGCAGCGCTTTGAACCGCGCACCGGACGGGTTCTTCAGCCGCGTCAACTCGTCAAACACAATAGCGTCAAACTTCAGCGACTGCGTCGCCAACCATTGCAAATTGTCGTAGTTTGTCACGACCACATCCGCGTCGGACGTTAGTGCTTTGGCCCGCTGCGCCGGTGTGCCAATGGCGACAGCCAGTTTCAACTTAGGAGCCCATTTGGGCTGCTCGACCGGCCAGACGTCTTTACAGACGCGCAGCGGTGCCAACACCAGAAAGCGCCCGCCCAGATCCTGCATAGCCGCCAGTGTCATAGCGGTCTTACCCGCGCCGACAGGGGCTAGAATCATGGCGCGGTTGTTCTCGTACAGAAAATCCGCGCCTTGTTCTTGATACTCACGCAACTTCATTTAGCCACTTATCCACATCTTCTTTTGACCATAAGCAAACGTATAGCTGCCCTAATCGTTTCATTTCACTGGCAAACAACACCTGAAGCGCCGACAGCTTGCCTTTTGGTTGTTTTAGCTCGACAAACCATGTCTGCCCTTGCAAGCACACGACACGGTCTGACACCCCACGATGCGATGGTGACGAGAACTTGTACGCTACCCCGCCCCGCTTCTTAACCTCACGGACCAAATGCTGTTCAATGTGCTTTTCCATAATTCTTTTGTACCTTGTAAAAAAATGTTTGACAACACTTTTTGTTGCAGTATGTTCAAATCACCAACAACGGAGGTACAGTAAAGTGGAAGAATTAGTAGACGACATTCAAAAGGTTGTAGATGGTCATAGCGGCGCAGACGTTATTACCGCGTTAATTACCGTTCTTAAATTAGCTTTGGAATGCGCTCCAACCGAGGAAACTCGGTTGAATGTAATCGAAGATATGGTGAAATTTTTGAAGGAAGTTGACTATGCAACACAGTAACATTGTAGGCGGTTCGACCGCCAAGCGCGTTATCGCCTGTCCTGGTTCGGTAGCACTGTGCGCCAAGATGCCAGCCAAGCCGTCAAGCGACTACGCTGACGAAGGCACCCTACTCCACGACATCATCGCTCAGGTACTGGACAAGGACGTTCAGCCAGAGACATTTCTAGGTTGCGAATATGAGAACATCACGCTCACTCAGGATCTCTTGGATACCAAGCTCATTCCGGCGCTTGAGGCTCTGGATGCGATTGACCCTAACAAATCTATGGAGATCGCCGTCGAAACAAGAGTTGGTTTCGGTGAAGATATTCTGCCGGGAGTGTTCGGTTCAACTGATTTGCTTGGGCGAATTGGTGACCGTGCCTATGTCATCGACTGGAAATTCGGCGACGGCGTCCGCGTATTCGCTGAAGAAAACCCTCAACTTATGTTCTACGCCGCAGCCGCCATGCGAACACCTGACGTCAAATGGGTATTTGATGGAGCAACTGAAATCGAATGCGTCATCGTTCAGCCAACCCACGGCGTAACCCGTTGGGTGACGACACCCGCCCGCATCGCAGCATTTGAGCAAGAGCTTATCCTTGCCGTCAAACGGGCGGAACAGGCTGACGCGCCACTTGCGCACGGTGACCATTGCAAATGGTGCGCCGCACGTCCGGTCTGTCCTTTGATGACGGGCGCTGTGGACAGGGCGCTTGATACGCAGATCAAGGGACTAGACGCCGAGATGATCGGTAAGTACCTTGCGAATGCTGATTTGTTAGAAGGTTGGATTAAAGACCTTCGCTCTTTGGCAACACAAATGCTTGAGAAAAACGTAGCCGTGCCAGGGTACAAACTGGTGCCGAAACGTGCAACGAGACAATGGGTTAACGAAGCGACCGCTTACGAATGGCTGTCGCAGAATTTCCCTGAAGCTGAAGTGACGGTGACATCTGTAATCTCACCGGCCAAGACAGATCCGCTTTTAAAGAAGGCGAAGCTGTCGATGCCGGAAGGTTTAGTCGTCTCTGTCTCGTCGGGCAACACACTGGCAACCGAGGATGATCCTCGCCCAGCCGTGTTGCAAATCGGTCAGCAAATGGTTGCTGCCCTTAGTAAACTAGGAGTGTAATAATGTCTAACTTGGTAAACTTTGGTAACTCTAACCTTCCCGTCGCTAACCTCGCCGCTACTCTTCGTGCGGTCAACGTCGCTGATCCAACCGGCGGCACGGTCATCCTTAAAATGGACAAGACCGGCCACTGGGTATTCGGTGCCGATCAGACCGAGGTTGAAGACGGATCTACTTGGGCCGTCAATCCATTCTCTTTCGTCCACGGCTATATTGCTTGGGGCGACGGTGAAGTGCTTGGTGAAAAGATGGTCCCAGTATCTCAGCCATTGCCTGAGATGGACGTATCACCCGCAGGTGCAAAGCGCGGGTGGGAGATCCAGATCGGCATGAGCCTCAAGTGCCTTGATGGTGAGGACGCGGGCATGGAAGCCCGCTATGCAACGACTTCGGTCGGTGGCAAGCGCAGCGTCCAAGCGTTGGTACTCGCAATTGCGGCGCAGGTTGAGGCTAACCAAGATAAGCCTGTGCCAGTGGTGGCCCTCAAGAA